GCCATAGCCCGCATTAACTGACCGGTCATATCCTTCTCAGACCAGCGAGTTTGAACCAAAACTATACTGCCTCCGGGCTGGAGACGTTGCCGGGGGCCCCCAGTGTACCAATCCCACGCATCATCAAATCCAGAACTCGACATCGCCGTCTGTTCCGAATGAGGATCGTCAATGATTACCAAGTCACCACCACGACCCGCGAGGTTCGATCCAACACCAACGGCGTAGTACATCCCCCCAACAGAAGTGTCCCAACGACCAGAAGCCTTACTATCAGCAGCCAACTTAACATCTGGGAAAATTACCTTATATTCGTCACTGTCAATCAAATTTTTTGTCTTACGGCCAAAGTTCACCGCCAATTCAGTCGTGTGCGTGGCCTGAATGATCTTCATCCGCGGATTACGGCCCATCATCCAAGCAGGAAATAAGAACGATGCAAACTCTGACTTCGTGTGACGCGGAGCCATATTGATAATGACACGCTTCAATTCACCCGTTGCCACGCGCTCTAACTTTTCAGCAATGATTTTGTGATGACGGCCCGCGATAAATTCAGGCCAAACCGTTTTCACGAAAGTTAGAAAATCATTTTGGCACTTCTCGTTCTTTTCGATCTGCGCGAGCCGAAGCTCAAGCTTCAATTTTTTCTCTTCTAGTGCCGTGTTCTTAGCTACATTCATGGGGGCCCCTAGTTAATTTTTCACACGCAGTTTTCAATGTTCCACGTGGAACAATATTCGATGTTTCACGTGAAACATACACCATAATATATGCGATTTTAACCGCAAATATAAGACAGTTAAAGTCCATTCTATTTCACTGCTGAATATTTGCGCGAAACATGGCCCTAGCCGTCGTGACACGCGCCGGGGGCGTGGGCGCTGCTCGTCGGTTTTCGGCTCGCGTTCCCCGGTTCTTGACCCGATATCCGGGGGACCCTGGGCAATTTCCACCGGCTGGGATCACGGCCCGCGGCCATCGGTGCGCGGTGCGTTTGTTTTAACTTCCAGCCAGCGGCCCGGCGTCCACGATCCGGCGGCACCGGGCGGCGGATAACTGGCACCGGCTGGGGTTCGGGAACCGGGCACCGGGGGCCGGGGATAACGGCCACCGGCCAGCCGCCCGCGGCCCGGTAAGTTTGGGGCTGGGCCCGCGGGGCAGGGCCCGGCTTGTTTAACTGCGAAACACGGCGCAAAAAAAAGCCCGCACGTGGCGGGCTTTGATCGTGGCCGGGCTGGTTTTAATCGAGCCGGGCTATTTTGGTCTGGCGCGTCTCCCGGTCGCGAATTGCGGTTATCCCGTACCGGTAAACGAAACACTCGAAACCCTCAAAGGTAAACCGGGCCAACGGTGGCAAGTCGGGGTCTTCGTCGTGGCTGGATTGATACACGCCCGCGTCGGTTATCGTCCCGCCGAACGGATAACGAAAGCCGCCGAACTGGTAGGCTTCGTCGATTGCATCGGCCACCGCGTCGAGCGTTACCGGGTCGGCTTTCGCTTCAAGGCATCCAGCCAAGAAAAGGTCGGGAATAATCCCGCAAGCTTCGATAATGTCCGCCGGGCGAGCGCCGCCAATGTCAGCGTCGCGGGTTGGGTTTAAAACGCGATCCAATAAAAGATCGCTGGGTCTGATGTTTAAAGTTTGCATAGTTTCGGTTCTCCGTAATTGCCGGGCGGCTTGCCCGGTGTCTGCGATTATATGCGATAACTTTTAAAAAAGTAAACCCACAAAAAAAACCCCGCACGGTGGCGGGGTTTATGGTTCGGCAGCGGGGCCAGTTATGAGTGGGTATATCCGTCGGGTTCAATCCCCAGCCACATCCCGCACCATTGGACCAAAACGCAGTCCGGCCCGGGTTGCACGGTGGCGCGGAATTGTCGGTAGGTCATCCGCTGCCCGTCGCGTTTCCAAACGCGGGCCAGTGCGGCCCGCTGGTTTTTATTTAGAAACACCATCACGCGGCCACCTTATCAAGCAGCGCCCCGGCTTTGCGTTCGATCTCAATCCGGGCGTCTTGATGGGGAATGTCCCGGGCGATTGCGGTTATCGCTTGCGCGGCATCCCATACAGATTCAACCGGGCGGCCCTCTTCCTCAATGTGGCGGGCCGCTGCGGCTTTGGCCATGCGTCCAGATAGCCCGGCGCGTTTGGTCAAAAAGTCTAGGCGGCTTTCATCATCCCGGGCAATGGTGGCGGCTTTCGCGGCTTGGACGCCCTCAATAAATGTAGAGGTCGCACCATGCGCGAAGCTTTCCAAAGCCGGGCGGGCTTCCATTGCGAAACGATCCGGCGCGAATTTAGTGTGCCGAATTTTGATCTCTTGGAAATTCTCGACGCCCCAAAGGTTGCGGTTCATGCAAACGCCGCGGAGATACATTGCAGCGATCCCGGCGGTTTTGCTCCCGGTTTCACTGTTCCAAGCGTAAAAGCCGCGGAACATTAGATCGGGCTCCCCATTGGCAAGCTTGCCGACTTCGATGGGGTTGCGGTCGTCGACCAAGAAAACGAAAACATCGCGGTCGGATGCAAACAGCGTCGTCGTTTCCATGCTCACTGGGATTTCGGGATCATATACGGCCAGCCCGTTAGATTGCCCGACCATCATGCCGGGCACTTTCCAGCGTCCGCCCGATGCGTCGACCAATTGTTTAATTGGTTCCAAGATTTCCCAATCAAAAATGCGGCCATAGTCCGGACCAGTTGCGGCTCGCAGTTCTCCGCCATCGGTTTGGCTTCCGTAAACTTTCACCAGTTCCTTGCCCCGGTTATAGCGCAAACCCCATTGGATACAGTCCGCCGCCAATGGTGCGGGCAAGTCGCGAAGGTAGCCCGACGGTGCCCCGGCCAATTGCGAAAGCTGGCCAAAACTCCAATTGGTCGGCGTGTTCACGTGTTCCCGGTAATTATCGTCGGCATACTCAATGCGCAAGTCTCCCCGGCTGGGGTTGTCTTGATCCAATTCGCCAATGATTTGGATTTTGTGAGTGTCAACGGTGCGGCTTGTCATCCGCTGCGCGTCCACTTTCTTAAATGCCAGCATATCGTCCAGCGTCAAAAACTTTTGATCGTCCGGGCGGCTGAACCATTGCGATGAAACAGTGCTGTTTCCAATGCCATGCGCAAAAGCGTTTGTTTGATAAGTCATGATTTTTCTCCGTAGTTAAAAGTTAAGGGCAGACCATTGCCCGGCCTGCCCCCATAATATCGCAGAATTTCCCATATGTTGCAAGCTTATTTTTTCAAAAGTTATTCGGCCCCAATATCCCCGGCAACATGGTGCCGGATGATTGAGCCCGGCGGGAGACCTTGCGCAAACCGGCGGACCTTTTCCGCGTCGGTCTCGCATTGCTGGCCGTTCGCAGTATCGTCCCACCATATCCGGCAATTGCCCGCGTCGGCATAGCATCCGCCACGCGTCTCCGGGTCCGCGGCTTTTTTCTTGCTAGGACCATGCGCAGAAAATCCAATGATGTAATCCCGATCCAGCCGGGCGCATAACGGTTCGCCGTTGCCACAATCGGCGCAGCTAAACCCGGCGCGATATTCTGCCGGGCAGCGAACCACCCGGACCGAATCGGATTGAACAAAATTGCCCCGGCTGTCGGTGCGGCCAAACAATGGGGCCCGCATGGTTTTGGATTCGCCCCAATCTTTTTCGCTAACCACCACCACGGTCGGCACCGCCCGCGACGCTGCCGCGGCTTTGGTTAAGCTTTCGGTGCTGTAGTTGATAACGGTTTTCCCGTCGGCCAATCGGTCGGCCCATTGGTGCCATTCAAAATGCGAGTAAGTAAAAGAGACGCCCCGGCGTGGCACCGCGTCCAAAAGCGCGTCCAGATATTCCGCGTCGATTTTTTGCGAACCTTTGCCGCTGCAATTCATTTTGCACGATGCCGGGCAAGTCGCGTATTTTTCTCCGCTCCCGGCGCGATAGGTTACAGCGATGCCGCGGGTTTTCGTTGCGCGGCTGTATTCAACAGTCTTTAACATGGTTTGCCCTCCGTAGTGATATAAGACTTATCGCATATCATAAGGCATAAAAAAGCCCGCAGTCAAGCGGGCTTTGTTTTACCGGCGTCGCCGGGCTTTTATGGGCGGCCTTTTTATCGGTCGGGCTCGCCTTTGTTTCCGTTCAAAATTTTCAATTGCTTCCGATCCGTAAAAAATACGGGCCCAAAGCTTTGCCAATAACGCCATAATTTTCCTCCGTAGTTAAAGTGCCTATGGGATTATATGCGAGTCTATCGGACAGATCAAGCCCAAGATTTGACCCCAATCGAAATTTCCCTCCGCACTGTACAAGGGCTCGGTCTTTAGCCCGTCCATTTTCAAATCAACTGCGGCTGCGCCCGGAAACACGAAAATTTTCTGGTCACTATTTTTTGTTTTTTGTTTTCGGACTAGCACCCAAACACTCGCATGGCCATGCGTTGTCAACCACGCAACTTGGTGCGGTCGTAAGTCAACGGCATTTCCCGCCGTCGCTTTTAGCTCTACAAAATGGAAGTTCCCTTGCTCATCGCAAATCAAAACATCCGGTACGCCGGGCATCGCCCAAGTTTCTAGCCTAGTGTACTTTAGATTCCTGTCGCTCTTCTCCATCCCCGTCTTCATCGTGCGCCAAAAGTCGGCTTCGCGCTTTGTCGCGGTTCTGGGAATTGCTCTCTCCTTCGGGAGTAACGTCGATAGTGATCGGGGCATAGGTTTGCTTTATCTCCTGCAACGCCTTCAGCACTTCTTCTTTGCTCATCGAATCAATGCTGCCATGGCGTATTTCGCTTTTACTCACATAAATATCGCCCTGCGCTTGCCCCCGCCGGTATTCTGCCTGCACGGCTGCCGAATAGGCACCGTTTTGCAAAGCCATATCTCTAATGACTTGCAAGTCTCTCAGGTGTCTTTGGTAGTTTACCCCAAACTTTTCATCCAGCTCCGCACGATAAGCTTGAATCGCTGCAACAACATGCGGGCTTATGTGAGGGTTGGTTAGTTCATACGCTCTCGTATGTGCAGAGGAGGCAGGATAGCCCGCGTTGATCGCAGCTTCCCGCATAGTTATTTGGCCATCTTTTGAAACCAGCTCTTTCACAAACAATTCCTGCCTGCGAGTCAGTGGCTGCGCTTTCGTTGCCTTTGGTCGTCCAACTTTCTTTTTTGGCTGGACTGCAACCATTTTCGAGGTTGATTTGGTGGCCATACTATTTCCCCAGTTATTACAAGATAGTTTGCCATAAAATAGCGCCTTTATATATATGTATCCAGAAAAATATTTTTTCAAAAAA